AGCAGCAGTGGCGGTGGCTACACTAGCATTAAAGATATGTTTGACGGCGGCGGGGCCGGCAAGTCAGGCTCCACATTTAGCGGCGGCCTTAGCGGGATATCTAACGCCGTAGGCGCTAAGCCGCTAGGAAGTAGCAATTCCAGCAATGCCACTAACAACCGTGCCAGCTCAAGTGCTCCGACATCTTCGCCTCGGCCTGTCGCGCGGCCTGTCGTGAGTCCGCCTCCGCCTGTCGCGAGTTCGCCTCGGCCTGTCGCGAGACCGGGTACTACCCCCGCTGGCTCCGGATACAACACGAGCACAACGAGTATAAACACTCCGCTGTCGTACCTGCCGGGTGGCGTCAATGATCCGTTTCTAACCAGCGCACCGAGCCAGTATATCGCAGGCCTGAGCAATAAAGGCAGCGGGGGTAGTACCCGGCCTAGCTTATATAACGCAGTTTCTGATACCAATCGTGGCGGCTCACCGTCTAAAGATGGACAACCCGCGGCTCTTGGCGGGAAAGGCGGGAAAGGCGGCCAGCCGAAACCTCCGACCGCGTTCAAGTACCAACCGAACCCGAATCTAACTAGCCAGCAGCCCGCGGAGTATTCCGTTGATCCATACACAGTGAGCTCTCAAGCCGCGAGGTTAAACAGCATGCCACAGTCACCTTACAACTACCAGCCTATGCAGACGTCCTACGGCTATCAGCAGCCTATGCAGTCGCCATACGGAGGCTACTACCAATCGCCTTACGGCCAGCAGCAGTCGATGCCGCCTATACAGTCGCCATACGGCACTATGCAGCCGGTGCAGCAGCCTATGCAGCCGTCGATGCCGCCTATACGGTCGGGTTTTTACGGCTACGAGCAGCCCTCTATGGGCGGTAAAGGCGGACAACCTGCGTCTATGGGCGGTAAAGGTGGACAACCTGCGTCTCGTGGCGGTAAAGGTGGAGGCTACCAGCAGCAACAGTCGCCTTACGCAGGTGGACAGTCGGCGATGTCCGGTGGACTCGCCTCTATGCTTGGAATGTTTTCTCGATAAGGAGCCATCATGGCCGTAGATAAGTCACAGCAACCGTTTATCATCCCGCAGGACGAGATTGAGAACGACGGGATGGAAATCGAGCCCGAGGACATTGAGCTTGAGATTGAGGGTGCCGAGGCCGTCTCTATCGAGACCGACGACGGCGGTATGATCATTGATTTTACTGGAGAAATCCCCGGTGAGGAGATGCTCGAAGAGCATAGCGAGAACCTAGCCGAGCTCATCGACGATGCTGATCTGGCTTCTATGGCCAGTGAGTTGGTGTCTGACTTCGAGTCTGACCGCCGGTCTCGCAAAGACTGGGCCACCTCATACATAAAGGGCCTCGACCTGCTTGGTTTCAAGGTAGAAGAGCGTAGCCAGCCATGGCAGGGCGCCTCCGGGGTATTTCACCCTCTCCTGACCGAGGCTGTTGTACGGTTCCAAGCACAGGCTATGGGGGAGATTTTCCCTGCATCTGGACCTGTAAAAACCAAGATTCTTGGCAAACTGACACCAGAAAAGACCAAACAAGCCGAACGCGTGCAAAACGAGCTGAATTACCAGCTCACAGAAGAGATGACTGAGTACCGCGACGAGCTGGAGCAGATGCTGTTCCGCCTGCCGCTGGCCGGCTCCGCGTTCAAGAAGGTTTACTACGACCCGATCCGTGAACGCCCTGTCGCTATGTTCGTGCCAGTTGAAGACTTTGTGGCTTCATACGGCGCCTCAGACCTACAGACATGCCCACGATACACGCATGTGATGAAGACGGACGCCAACGAAATCCTCAAGTTGCAGCTTAACGGGTTCTACCGTGACGTAGACCTGCCAGCACCGGTCGCAGATATCTCGGATATCCAAGAGAAGTATAACGGCATCGACGGCGAAGAGGCGGTCCTTGATGATGACGATCGCCACACGCTGCTTGAAATGCATGTAGACATGAACATGCCGGAGGGGTTCGATGACGACGATGCTATCGCGCGCCCATACATTATTACTATCGACAAGTCGTCCCGCACTATCTTGTCTATTCGTCGCAACTGGGACGAGGAAGACGCCAAGAAGAAGAAACTGATGCACTTCGTGCATTATCGCTATCTTCCGGGTCTTGGGTTCTACGGCACAGGCCTGATCCACCTTATTGGCGGTTTGGCGAAGTCCGCGACGTCTATTATGCGTCAGCTCATCGACGCCGGCACTCTATCTAACCTGCCGGGCGGTCTCAAAGCCCGCGGGATGCGTATCCGCGGCGACGACACACCGATCATGCCGGGTGAGTTCCGCGACGTGGACATTCCGGGTGGAGCCATCCGTGACTCGATTACGTTCTTGCCGTACAAAGAGCCGTCAGGTGTATTGTACCAGCTGCTCGGAAACGTCGTTGAAGAGGGCCGTCGCATCGGGTCTGTTGCTGACGTCCAAGTAGGCAATATGAACCCAGACGCGCCTGTAGGCACCACGCTGGCCCTCATGGAGCGGTCACTGAAGGTAATGTCGGGTGTTCAGGCGCGCTTGCACGCCTCGATGAAACGTGAGCTTCGCCTCATCGCGCGGGTTATCTACGAGTATATGCCCGCTGAATATGCGTATATGGAAGATGAAGAAGGGGAGGCGTTTAGCCGTATCTCGGACTTTGATGGCCGTATTGACGTTATTCCTGTCTCTGATCCTAACGCCGCTACAATGGCACAGCGTGTGGTCCAGTATCAGTCGGCACTCCAGTTGGCACAGCAGGCTCCACAGCTCTACGATATGGGCAAGCTGCACCGCCAGATGCTTGAGGTTCTTGGTATTCAAGACGCCGGCGACATTATCAAGCTACCAGACGACATTAAACCGGCTGATCCAGTCACCGAGAACATGGCGATGCTCAAGCAGGAACCTGTGAAAGCGTTCGCGTATCAGGACCACGATGCCCATATTCAGGTGCACATGGCTATGGCCCAAGACCCGAAAATCCAACAGATGGTCGGACAGTCCCCGTTCGCAAGCGCTATCCAGAGCAGTATGGCCTCACACCTTACCGAGCACATCGCTATGCAGTACCGTGTCGAGATTCAGAAACGTCTTGGCGTAGAGCTTCCTGACCCAGAGGCTCCGTTGCCCGAGGATATGGAGCGTGAAGTGTCTCGCATGACCGCGCTTGCTGCAGAAAAGCTGCTCAAGGGTAGCCAAGCTGAAGCTGCCCAGAAGCAGGCGCAGCAGCAGGCTCAAGACCCGCTCACACAAATCCAGAAAGCGGAGCTTGAACTCAAGGCTCGCGAGGTCAAACTCAAGGAAGACCAAGCGAAGCACCGCGCTATGCTTGATGTGGAAGAACTCAAGATACGCTCTGCTACGACTGCGGGCGATCTCGAGCTCAAGAAGGAACGCCTCGATGCAGAGATGCAACGTGACGCAGCGAACGTCAGCGCACGTCTGGCCGCTCAACTTGACACCAACTCTCGGAAAGAGAAGACAGAAGGTGCCAAACTGGGCGTGAAGATCGCCACTGATTTAGCTAAGGGAGTAGGCAATGGACGAACTACAGGTTCTAAAGATTAAAATTCGTGAGTATCGAGAGCAACTTAAAGACTACCTCGCTGCAGGGTCCGTAACCGATTACGCCGGATACCAGCGAATCGTTGGGCGCTTAGACGCGTTTAACGCAGTTGAAGAAGACCTCGATGAGATGACGGAACGGAATATGGAGCTGTAATGGCTCCATTAACCTCGGGTGATCCGAGGCAGGCCACGGCGGGCCGCAACCGCTGCATGACAAGGGAAGCATATGTATAAAACGACTCCTATGGACGAGAACCTCGTCCACAAACTACCCGAACCAAAAGGCTACCGGGTACTTATCGCCATCGCAGAGGTCGAAGATAAGACCGAGGGCGGCGTGTATATGCCTGATAGTTTGAAATCCGCGGAATCTACAGCGTCAATCATCGGCTTTGTGCTGAAAGTTGGAGCTGAAGCATACGCAGACGAAACGCGGTTTCCTACCGGACCGTGGTGCAAAGAAGGTGATTTTGTCATCTTCCGCTCGTACTCTGGAACTCGCTTTAAGATTGGCGGGAAAGAGTTTCGCATTATCAATGACGACACCGTGGAAGCCGTCGTAGACGATCCACGCGGCTATACAAGGGCTTAAGCTATGAACAATACCGCACGCGCAAAAGACCAAACAGACGACCTGACGGTTGATCTGGATGACGATGACGAATTTGAAGTTGAAATTGTCGACGACGTCCCCGAGGCGCAGAAGCCTCGCCTCCCTGAGGATCATAAGGCAGACCTGCCTGACGATGACGAAATCGAGAAATACAGCGAATCGGTACAAAAGCGCATCAAGCAGCTGAAATTTGAGTACCACGAAGCTGAACGGGCTAAGCAAGAAGCCATTCGCCTGCGCGAAGAGGCTATTAATTACGCCCAGAAAGCCGCTGAAGAGAACAAAAGTCTAAGTGACCGATTGTCAAAAGGCCAGACAAGTGTCGTGGAGAGCGCCAAGGCTCGCTACTCGTCTGAACTGGAACAGGCTAAGCGGGACTATAAGATGGCCTATGAGGCCGGAGATTCTGACGCGTTGCTTGAGGCGCAGCAGAAACTCACTCGCGCTCAGAACGGCTTGCAGCAAGTCCAGAACTACCGCCCGCAGCCAATTCAGCCCCAGTACGGACCGGATCAGCTGCAGAAAGCGGCTCAACAGTACGCAAAAAGTCCCGCTCTTGACCAGCAGCAGCGGGCTTGGCTCTCTGACAATGATTGGTTTGGTAAGGATGAGGAGATGACCGGAGCGGCTTACGGTCTTCACGAGAGATTGGTACGGAGTGGTATTGATCCAAACACTAAAACGTATTATGATAAGATTAACGAAGGGATGCGCAAGCGCTTCCCGGAGAATTTCGAAGGCTCCGCGCACGAGGTCAATGCGGCTCCTAGGAAAACAGCCAACGTGGTGGCTTCCGCTGATCGAAGCGGAAAAAATCCACGCAAGATTAAATTGACCTCAACTCAGATTTCTCTCGCCAAGAGACTGGGTTTGACTCCTGAACGCTATGCGGCGCAACTACTTAAGGACCAGAGAAATGTCTGATCGGACCCCACGCACCCAAGAAACCCGCGAGTCGGGTGAACGCACTAAAAGATGGACCCAACCTTCGGCTCTACCCACCCCCGAACCTCGCGAAGGCTTGAGCTTTCGTTGGATTCGCACATCTACATTAGGTGAGGCAGATAACCGTAACGTTTCCATGCGTTTTCGTGAGGGCTATATTCCCGTGAAGGCTGAAGACCATCCCGAACTCATGATTATCTCGGACGTGGATTCACGTTTTCGGGGCAATATTGAGGTTGGCGGACTGCTTCTGTGTTCTATCCCGACCGAAATTGTGGAGGATCGTACCGAGCAAATGAGCCAGAAAGCTAGACAGCAGATGGACTCAGTTGATCGTAACTACCTCCGTGAGTCTGATCCGCGTATGCCTGTTCTGAAACCAGAGCGCTCGTCGCGGACGAATTTTGGCAAGTAATTGCTGACTAACGCACTAAGGAGACTACCATGGCTACTACTGCCGCTCCCTACGGGCTGAAGCCCGTAAAACGTGCCGATGGCCTGCCGTATTCTGGGGCAACGTCCCAGTATCTGATCGACCCTGCTGGGGAGGCAACAAACCTCTTCAACGGTCAAGTCGTTCATATCGGCGCTGATGGCTACATCGCACTTTCAGACGCAACCGGTGCCGACGGCACCACAAACGCATTGCCAACCGGCACGACCCTCACAGGTTCGCTGGGTGTCTTTGTGGGTTGTGAATATGTCAACGCGCAGGGACAAGTTATCTTCTCCCAGTATTACCCTTCAGGTACTGCCGCGCCAACTGGCACATCCATCAAAGCGTACGTTGTAGACGATCCGAACGTACTGTTCCAAGTACAGCTGGACGGCACTGCCGATCAGTCTGATATTGGCGCAAATACGTTCTTCGCTGCAGCACAGAGCACATCCACTGGCAACACTGCCACGGGCAACTCTACATCTGCAATGGATGCCACCACTGTGACCACAACTGCGGCTTTCCGCATTGTATCCGCAGTTTCGCCGATCGGGGACGCGTTTCCAGACGTTCTGGTCAAGTTCAACCCCGGCTACAGCAGCATGACCAATGCTGTTGGCCTGTAAGGAGGGCTAAAACATGGCTATTTCACGCGCCCAGCTCCTAAAAGAGCTTCTCCCGGGTCTTAATGCGTTGTTTGGTATGGAGTATGACTCCTACGAGAACGAGCATTCGGAACTCTACGAAACTGAAGACTCCGAGCGTTCGTTCGAAGAAGAAGTGAAACTTTCTGGCTTCGGTGCTGCACCGACAAAGGCAGAAGGCTCCGCGATTTCTTACGACAACGCGCAAGAGTCGTTCACTTCTCGCTACACGCACGAGACAGTTGCGATGGGTTTCTCTATCACTGAAGAAGCGATGGAAGATAACTTGTACGACTCGCTCTCCGCGCGTTACACCAAAGCACTTGCTCGTGCGATGGCGTACACAAAGCAGGTCAAGGCGGCCTCGCTGCTGAACACAGGGTTTGACACGTTCAACTCTGGTGACGGTGTCACACTGTTCAGCACTGCTCACCCAACAGTGGCAGGCGGCACCAACTCTAACCGTCCGGGCACAGCTTCTGACTTGAACGAAACTTCGCTTGAGCAGGCAGTCATCGACATCGCTGCCTACACTGACGAGCGCGGTCTGCTCATCGCGGCTCGCCCGCGTAAGCTCATCGTTCCACCTGCGCTTATGTTCGTAGCGACTCGTCTTCTTCAGACAGAGCTCCGCGTTGGCACTGCCGACAACGACCTCAACGCTCTGAAGTCCAACGGTTCGATCCCTGAAGGTTACCGTGTAAACCACTACCTGACGGATAACGACGCTTGGTTCATGACGACTGACATCCCTAACGGCATGAAGCACTTTGTGCGTACTCCGTTGGCAACGTCTATGGATGGTGATTTTGACACAGGTAACGTCCGTTATAAAGCACGCGAACGTTATAGTTTTGGCGTCAGTGACCCTCTGGGTATCTACGGTTCTCCGGGCGCTGCGTAAGCACCGCTTAGTGGACTAAAGCGAGGGGCTGCACAGAAATGTGTGGCCCTTCTTCTTTTCTTCTTAATGTAGTATACTGCCCATAAGCATAGGTCCCTCCAATGACTATGCTGTCAGAGGGGCTGTACATCTCCCGGTATGGCCCCCCTTTCTTTTTATTACGTTGTGGTGTATTCTCGCATTATCCCTGACAGCCGCATGATGTGGCTGACACTTACCCCGACAGGAGATTTCCATGGGTTCGTCAACTTTCTCTGGACCAGTAGTGTCCACTAATGGCTTTACCGGCGACGTAGTAGGTCTGGTTCAAGTCCCAACATATACAGTAGCGACGGCCCCCTCGGCCGCTGATATTGCGGGTACGCTCGTCTATGTATCCGACGGTGCCGCTGGCGCTGCAATCTTGGCGTTCTCCGACGGTACTGACTGGAAGCGGTCTGATACCGGTGCCACCATTTCGGGTTCGTAGGTGAATTATGGGTATTATCCCTAAAAACCCGCCAAGCAAGGCCGAGCTGGATCGCCGCGTAGCGGCGCCAGTAAAGCCTACACAGGTACCGGTGGCTAAGAAGCCCGCTAAAAAAGGTGATGACAAATGAGCTGCCCGGTCCACGCAGTTACGGTGACTGAAACCGGCGAGGCCTACGGCGGCCGAGCACGTCTTAAAGGGGTGTACTATGTAAACCCCGCATCAGCAGGCAGCATCGTCATTCGAGACGGCGGGGCTTCTGGCACGGTTCGGTTGGATATCGCTACGCCCGCTGTGGCGGGTCAGAGCGACTTGATGATCCCTGATGACGGCATTTTGCATTCGGATGATATGCATGTGACACTTACAAACATCACTTCCTGCACGTTGATTTACGAGTAGACTCATGGCTGAAGGTAAGTCACCCAGCAAAAAAGACCCCCGCCTTGCTAGGGTGGGGGTGTCTGGCTTTAACAAGCCGAAACGCACGCCGAATCACCCGAAGAAGTCGCATGTTGTTGTGGCTAAAGAGGGCGACAAAGTGAAGACGATCCGTTTCGGGGAGCAAGGCGCTAAGACTGCTGGGGCACCTAAGGCCGGTGAGTCTGACAAGATGAAGAAGAAACGTGCTTCGTTCAAGGCGCGCCACGGCGAGAACATCGCCAAAGGCAAGATGTCCGCCGCGTACTGGGCAGATAAGGCGAAGTGGTGATGTCTATATCTCGCGCTCAGATGGGCAAACAGCTGAAAGGCAACAAGATGAAGAAACCTACGCAAAAGAAAAAAGATGGCTGCGCGCAGCGAGGCAAGACTAAAGGGATTATGCGCTAATGGCTGTCGTCGTACCCGATCTACCCGAGTTATTTGAGGAGGCCTACGAGCGCGCAGGCCTTGAGCTTCGTTCTGGGTACGACTTAAAGACCGCCCGCCGGAGCCTAAACCTGCTCACGCTTGAGTGGCAGAACCGTGGACTTAACCTGTTCACGATTGAGTCGGGCACGCAAACCCTAACGGCGGGCACCGCAGCATACACTATGCCTGCTGATACGATTGATCTGATTGAGCATCAGCTGCGTACTGGAGATGGTACAAACCAAGTGGATACATCCCTCGAGCGTATCAGCGTATCTACCTACGCGCAGCAGACTAACAAGAACACCGCAGGGCGCCCAACCCAGATTTACGTCGCTCGCAACGTAGGTGACGTGGTCATCACGGTATGGCCTGTGCCTGATACTACTACGACGTACACGTTATCCTACTACCGCCTCAAGGGCATCGACGGGCTGGCGTCTGGTGTCGGGGCTACCGCATCCGTACCTCCACGGTTTGTGCCTGCATTGGTGTCGGGGATGGCCTACCAGATCGCTATGAAGAAGCCAGACGCTTCATTCCGCCTACCACAGCTCAAAGCGGAGTATGAAGAACAGTTCGGATTGGCTGCCGGTGAAGACGAAGATCGCTCCTCATCGCGGTTTGTGCCTTATATGGGGCCGATCTAATGCCTCGTGCGGCTGGAAAACATGCCTTCGGGTACTGCGATAAGACCGGGTTTCGCTACCCGCTGAGCGACCTCGTATGGGAATACAAGAACGGGACGAAGACCGGGATGCGTGTCGGCAACGACGTCGTAGACCCCGACCACCCGCAAAACTTCCTCGGCCGCGTTAAGATTTTTGATCCCCAATCTCTGGTTGATCCTCGGCCAGACACGTCTATGCAAGTAAGCCGCGCTCTGTGGGGTTGGAATCCTGTAGGAAATCCGGCTCAATATATGGTAGGTTCTGTAGGAACCGTAACTGTCACGACAGGAGACTGACAATGCCCGCACCGAAAACATCCAAACGTCCTAAGGCGCGCCCTGCAGATGTTAGCCCGAACGCCGAGCGTGGGGACTCTAAGCCTATGCCGAAGAAGCCTATGCGCCCTCGGGAACGTCCTGTAGATGTTAGCCCGAACGCCGAGCGCGGGGATGCAGTTATGAAAAAAGCCGGTGGTGGCATGTGTCGTGGTATGGGCGCAGCTACCAAAGGCGGTGGCTACGGACGAATGGGCTAAACCATGAATTATGCTGAGCTAACGCAGGCCATACAGGACTACACGGAAAACGACGAGGCAACTTTTGTCTCGCAGATTCCGACGTTCATCCGCCAAGCGGAGCAGCGGATTGTCCGCACTATTATGGTTCCTGAGTTACGGAAGAACGTGACGGGGTCTGTGACAAGCGGTAGCGAGTATCTTGCTCGCCCTATTGATTTCTTATCCGTGCTGTCTCTTGCCGTTGTTGATGACAGCGGGGATTACACATATCTACTTGACAAGGATGTAAACTTCCTCCGTGAAGCCTATCCTTCCCGCGCCACGACCGGGCTCCCAAAATACTACGGCAACTTTGACGGAGACACGTATTCTGGTGGCGTCGAGACCGAAAACGGCAACTTCATCTTGGCCCCAACTCCGGACGATAACTATGTCGTCGAGCTGCATTATTACTACGATCCGCCGTCTATCGTTACTACAGGTACATCGTGGTTTGGCGAGAACGCCGCCACGGCGCTCCTATATGGCGCGCTGGTTGAGGCCTACACGTTCATGAAAGGCGAGCCCGACCTTATCTCGCAATACACAGTACGGTATAAAGAGGCCTTGGACGAGGTCTCTGGGTTGGACATAAAACTTAAAATGGACAACTACAGAAACGGAGAGCGCCGTGTATGACGCGATCCAACAACCCTATACCATAAGGAGCCTAGCACATGGCCTTCACCGGTAACTTTCTTTGTACTTCTTTCAAGACAGAAATCTTGCAGGGCGTGCATGATTTCACTAATGGGACGGGAGATACTTTTAAGATCGCTCTCTATACCAGCTCTGCAACTCTCGATGCAGCAACCACCGCGTATTCGGCGACCAACGAGGTTTCAGGTACAGCCTACGTGGCCGGCGGCGAGGCTTTGACCAGCGTCACCCCGACCTCCAGCGGCACCACGGCCTATGTGGACTTTAATGACGCTGTTTGGCCCTTGGCAACGATCACGGCTCGCGGAGCGTTGATCTACAATTCGACGGCGGCAGGCAACCCTGCGGTCGCTGTTCTGGATTTTGGTGCGGATAAGACGTCTACTGGCGGTGACTTTACCGTGGTCATGCCAGCTACAGGCGCCTCTACCGCCATCGTACGCGTGGCCTAATGACTGATATTACCGTCCCCTTTACCGGCTGGGGCCGAGGGACGTGGGGTCAACTCGCCTTTGGCGAAGGCTCTATTACGAACGCGGGGGCAGTCGGAGCTGTCGGCACTGTTACGGCTCTCGCGGAAGCTAGAGCGTCTGTCACAGGCGTATCAGCCACAGGAGCTGTCGGCACTGTCGCGGTGACCTTCGGGATTACTATTTCAGTAACAGGCGTATCAGCCACAGGAGCTGTCGGCACTGTCGCTGTTGTCACGGAAGCTATAACGTCTGTCACAGGCGTATCAGCCACAGGAGCCGTCGGCGTTGTTTTGGTTTGGGGAAAGATTGTCCCAGATCAAAATCCGGGTTATACTCCCATAGAACCGTCCCAATCCGCCGGGTATGCGCCCATCAATCCGTCGCAATCCGCCGGGTATGCGCCCATCAATCCGTCCCAGTCTTCTGACTGGATAGAAATAGCAGCATAGGATATAAACCATGCCAAGTACTTATACTACGAACAACGGCATCGAGCTCATCTCGACGGGCGAACAGTCCGGTACTTGGGGTGATACCACGAACACGAACCTTGGACTTCTTGACACGTCCTTGGACGGCCATACGACCATTACCTTGGTCGCCGCGGGCACGTCCGGCTCCCCGAACGAGTTGCCGATTACGGACGGCGCGACCTCCAACGGCCGTAACCGCGCTCTGGTTTTTACTGACGGCGGCGATTTGGGGGCGAGCGTGTATGTCCATCTCACGCCAAGCGATGCCAAGAAGATCATGTTTGTACGCAACAGCCTATCCGGCTCGCGCAACCTGATTCTATTCCAAGGCACGTATAATGCGTCAAATGATTTTGTTTTGCCTGCAGGTAAAGACGTCATTGTTAAGTTTGACGGCGCTGGCGCTGGTGCAGTAGTCTCCACTGTGTTGGAGGATTTTGCTTTAAACGCGGCAACTATTGCCAGCGTAGACATCAACGGCGGCACAATCGACGGTACTTTGGTTGACGGGCGCAACGTTGCAACGGACGGCGCTAAGCTGGATGGGATCGAAGCCCTCGCTGACGTTACTGACACGGCCAATGTCACCGCTGCTGGCGCACTAATGGACTCTGAGCTTACTAACATCGCAGCTATCAAAGCCTTAGACCAAGGTGTTGCTACTACTGATAGCCCTACCTTCGTAACCATCAACGCTACAACCCTCAACGCCACAGGCGGTGGATCACTTACAGGTACTTGGACTAGCCTCGGTACTGTAACCACGATGGACTTGAATGGTGGTACAATCGATGGCGCAATCATTGGTGGTGCGTCTGCAGCTGCGGGTAGCTTCACTACTCTCAACGCCTCAGGGGTCCTCACAGCGGACCTCTCCACTATTACCTCATCAGGTGACCTAGCAGTAGCAGACGGTGGCACAGGGGCCTCTACAGCGGCTGCAGCACGTACTAACTTAGACGTAGACCAAGCGGGCACTGCCCTTGCCTTGGCAATCGCCCTCGGGTAAGGAGAACTAACAGATGGCTAATACATTTCTTAACTACACCTCAGCTAGTGTTGGCACCTCGCCTGTCACTACGTATACGGTAGGCGCTTCGACTACAGCAGTTGTCATTGGACTTAATATCTCTAATGTAACTGGGTCTCAGATTGCTGTAGACGTTCAGGTTGCTGGTGTCTACTTAGTGAAGGGTGTTCCTATCCCAGCTAACTCAGCAATATCAGTACTTGATGGTAAGATCATTCTAGAGACAACTAACACTGTTGTTGTAACGAGTGATACAGCTACCTCAGCTGATGTAATCGTAAGCGTACTGGAGCAAACATAATATGGCTGGATATATAGGAAGTAAATCATCTGTCACACAAGTTGATGGATACACGGAAGCTGAAGCTGATGCTGAGTTTGTAACCAAAACTGGCGATACAATGTCAGGCGACTTGTCATTAGGTGACAACGACAAAGCCATATTCGGTGCTGGGTCTGACTTACAGATTTATCACAATGGAGGGTCGGGTAACTTTATTGATTCTGTAAATAAAGATTTATATATAAGATGTAACCTTGATGCTGGCATTACTGGTGGGGATATAGCTATACAACCCAAAGCAGGTGAAAACTCTGCTGTATTTAGGGATAATGCTGGAGCAGAACTTTACTACGACAACTCCAAAAAGCTAGAAACAACATCAACAGGCGTTGACGT